CGTAAATCGACATGATGCAGGTATGGATGATATGTTTGAACCAGAGGGCGGATATAGTTGTATGAGTTTATATCATGGACTTTGTGAATAATAAATTAAAAAGAATTATTCGTAATATCATTTTGCATACCTAATGCTGATATTGCGATCCTTGGTCAATTCATAAAGTCGAGGATACAGTTGTCTAGTTTTTTCAAGATTAGCATCAGTCCTTGAGCCCTTACCCTTATTTATAGGTGCATCCCAATCTATTTGTCCTAAATAACATAGTTTATCGGGGTTTTCTATAGAATTTTTTTCAATTGCGACACGAACAATCAGATCATTGTAATCGCTTAATGGCTGGAATTTTAATGGGATTTTTTTATTGAATTCATCAAAAAAAGCAAGGGTTGAGAATGGAGTAGAAGAATCTGTTTTTTTTATGTTAAGTATTTTAATAAGAAGATAATATAGGTTTGAATCCAAAGAAGCATCAATCTGGAAATCGCGGGTAATATCAAACCAGATACTCGATTTTGAATATTTCACCATAAATCCAAGAGAATAAAATTCCTTGCTGATATCAAAATAAATATCAAATTCTACATTGTTTTTTTTAAAAGGAAAAATGCAGAATGTTTGGTTCTCTGCTTTAATATGATCATAAGCATATTTTAAATTCGTTAATTTCATTCGATTAATTTTTTAATGTAATAAAAGCAAAAGTAAAAAAAAAAATCAATCCCCCTATATAGTGGTGAAATTAAGAGGAGATTTTTAACATCAGAAGTAATATAAGCCCTTAAATCGTCCATGTTTGGACTACCAAACGTTTCAAGTTCTGCAAAAGGGGATCAAATTACAAACTATATTATATTTTAAATTATGAACATATTTGAATACAAACAAATCTTACTAAGCAATACAAGCAGTGGTTACGGAAGCAATGCTACCTACCTGAGCACAGACAGATTAACAGAGTTAGGTTCTGAAGGATGGGAGTTGATCGCCGTAACTAACAAGTCATACGATGGTTCTGTTTGCCTGCTTAAAAGAGTTGTAGATGAAGAAGAGCAAGCAAGAAGATCTACGGCATTAGAAGCTGAAAGATTAAGAGTGATCGAACAGGAAAAGAAATGGCGTGCAGAAGAAGCTGCGCTACTATCCTTTGCGAAGAAAGCCCGTATTGGGGATACTTACACCATAGAAGGAGTTGAATTCACAGTAGAAGAAATTACAGGTGATAAAGTTTCGCTTTCACCTCCAGATAGATCATGCTGGCGAATGGTATATATTAGTTCAATCCCTGCAAAATCAAATTAAAACAATCATGGGATACTATCAAGACGTAGACGAAGCAAGAGATACCTACGATGATAACGAAAAAGAAAGTTTATCAGTCGGGAATAATTGGGGTGAGAGAAGCAGCCTACCAAAGTCTAAAAAGTCCGCTTATATTAAAGCTAAGAAAGGAAAGGTAGGAGAAGATATAAAGTGTGCAAATTGCGGTAAGACTTTTAAGAAACAAACATATCAACAAAAGTTTTGCAGTGATAAGTGTAGGGTTAAGTATCATAATAGAAGATTAAAACAGTGAAATGTCATTACATATATGAAGCGAAAATTGGTAAAGTTTTGATTCCTGGATGTATGGGTACAGCAGCAATGGGCATACATAACTGCACTTGTAGACCTGACCCTCCTTACAGTAGTTTTGAGCGTGAGAGATACAACGAAACCGTTAAAGCTCTGAGAGCTGATAAAAAAGAGTTGGAGCAGGAGAATGCGCGGCTTAATAGGATTATTAAAAAACTTTTAAAAACATAGATAACATGAATACAGGTTAGTCAATATTTCAGTAAGAGACAAAAAAATATCCGTTCGATTGCACTCGAACGGATATAAGTAAAAATGTGATCACAAAAAAATCAAAAGCATTAGGCTGTACAAAACACTCTCTCATCATTTGAATTGCAAATATATAAATATTTGAATCATTCGTCTACTATTGGCGAAAAAAAACAAAAAAAATATCCGTTCGAGGACCAGTCGGACGGATATAGATATAAAATTCAAAAACCTTAGAGCACAACAAATGTAGTGCTCTTTTAAAAACAATCCAAACATGGGAGTACTAAAAATTGATAATAGATATAGTCTTAATGCAGTTAAATTACAGAGTGATTATTACCGTAATTTACCATCATGTAATTTTGTAGGCTTTTGCCAGACTTATGTAAATACTTATAAGCGCAACAATGCCAAGGATCGATTAACATTCTTGAATACCATTAACCATTTCTCCAACTTTCAAGGATACATGGATTTGATCTATCACAGTAACGAAATCAATAAAGAGGTTTTAGATATGTTTACCACTTATCTAAAAACAGAAAAGAATTTTCGGTTAGGAACAATCAAAGGCATTTTGATACGCATTAAATACATGCTCAAAAAGTGCAACCTCAATGGTTATTCTGTTGATAACTCCTATCAAGAAGCCAATGTGAAAAATGAAGACTCTTTTAAAATCTACTTAGACGTGCCAGATATTGCACGAATATATTATTGCGATACCCTATCAAAAAAACAAGAAGAACTACGAGATATCTTTATTGTTGGCTGCATGACTGGACTACGTTATTCAGACTATTCCAGATTGACAAAGGCAAATGTTCGTGATGGTAATATCTACATGAAAACACAGAAAACTAAAACTGACGTGTGTATTCCTATGACCAAGTATGTACGAGAAATTTACGAGAAGTACAACAACGGATTTCCACCTCCACGCTCTATACAGTATTTCAATAAATGGATCAAAATCGTTTGCAAAAATGCAGGACTTGTTGAGCCTATTAGTCACGAAGTTGAAGACAAGGACGGAAAAATTAAAACGGTCACCAATCTAAAATACGAAATTATCACATCACATACCCCACGGAGCTCATTTATAACCAATATGGTAAAAAGTAAAATATCCGACGTGCAAATAATGATGTTTACAGGTCATCGGTCAACCTCTTCCTTTGTGCGCTACAACCGCATGACAAAGGAGGAAAATGCACGAAGCTTGTCAGGAATAGGCTATTTAGTTTAAAATAATTATCAATAAAGAAACTCTCAAAAATTATACAATGAACAAATGAAAAAATATATCCTACAAATTCATAAAAGCCTCCTTGCTCATGTCTGTTTAGCCTATACCGAAAGTAACTCAACATGTGAGCTTACGATTAAGAAATCCACAAAAACACACGGTCTTATAGGTGTCATACTTACAGACCGTGCACTCGTTGAGCAGATCAAAGAACTCACAAAATGCAAAGTACACGAGGTGTAACGATCATTTTGATAAAAAAGAGATAAAACACGTTGGATTATCTAAACTACAAAATGATTTACGCATAACACTAGCTATTCTGAAGAATGTGTTCTTAAAGCTAATGAAAGCGAACACAAATAAAGCAAACAATGAAAACAACAACAGTGAGGAAAAAGCGATACAGCCCCAAATTCAAATGATAATACCTAAAGGTAGACAAACACCCGTAATAAAGAGGGTGAATCTGAAAAACAAGCTAAAAACGCCCAGAACTGATGTGTTTACAGTTATATGCAAATCAGATCTGCGCACTATCGTAGAGAAAGAGTCCATATCTCACCCAACAAGGAAATGGCGGTTTGATTTGATAAGGAAGTCTATTTTGACGATCTTATTTTACGGCTACCATATGTGATTATATTATAATCGTATATAGTGGTGAAAAAATCAGCAAAAAGTTTGTTATATTTAAAATACTTCACTTATTTTGTGCATGATTATAATGTAATCACATTTTATTATCTTTGTCAAATAAAACTTAAGATGAAAACAGAAATTGTAGACCTGTCTCGATTAAAGATAAATGAGACTAATCCTCGTCATATTAAAGACGAAAAATTTGTGAAGTTGGTAGATTCCATACTTGTATTCCCAAAGATGCTAACGCTTCGACCAATCGTTGTTGATAGTACCTTAACTTCTTTGGGTGGAAATATGCGTTATAGAGGGCTGTCGTTTATTGCTGATATGACTATTGACGATCTAAAGGATAGGCTATGTGATCTAAAGGATTTTCAAAAGAAAGCAGATGCAGAACAACAGGATTTAATCACATATTGGACGCATTGGCAGGATAAGCCAACGGCTCCGATTATTAAGGCTTCCGAGTTGTCTGATGCAGAGAAACGAGCGTTTGTCATAAAGGATAATGTAGGCTATGGTGAATGGGATTATGAAATGCTTGCTAATGAGTGGGATTCGGAAGAACTAGATAATTGGGGGCTTGATGTGTGGCAGGATGATGGCGCAGGCGATAGTGGCACAGGTGAAAAAAGTAAGCCTGAAAATGGCTCTTTGGCTGACCGTTTCGTTGTGCCTCCATTTAGCATACTTGATACTCGCAAAGGATACTGGCAGTCTCGTAAGAGGACGTGGCGTGAACTTATAGGCGATAATGGAGAAAGCCGTAATGATACGCTTATGCCTGCAATTGAAATGAAGTATAAGGATTTATACCAAAAGACAAGAGAACACCGCACAAAACTTGGATTATCATTCAAAGAATACTTCGAGAAGCATATTACCGATGAAGTGAAAGAACGAGAAGCCTCAAAATCAAAAGTATTATCCGCAGGCGTGTCACTACTTGATCCTGTTATGGCAGAGATTGTTTGTCATTGGTTCGGCTTTGAAAACTGCAAGACTTTTGATTGCTTTGCAGGAGATAGTATATTTGGCTATGTTTCCGCACACCTTGGTAATGAGTTTATAGGTATAGAACTCCGAGAAGAGCAGGTTCTGTTAAATAGTGAGCGCGTAAAGGGTATGAATGCCCGTTACATTAATGATGATGGACAGAACGTGGCAAAACATATTAAGCCTAACAGTCAAGACTTATTGTTTAGTTGTCCGCCGTATTATGACCTTGAAATTTACAGTGACAAAGAAAATGATGCCAGTAATCAGGGTACATATGAGGATTTCCTCGTTATTATAGCAAACGCATTTAAAAGTGCCATTACGTGTCTGAAAGAAGATCGTTTTGCTGTTATTGTCGTGGGTGATGTCCGTGATAAGAAAACAGGCTTTTATTACAACTTCGTAGACGACATAAAGAGAATATTTAAAGATAGTGATATAGCCTTGTACAATGAACTTATACTCATAGAAACAGGGGCAAGCACAGCCCTTAGAGCGTCTCGTTACATGGATAGTCGCAAAGTTGCTAAGATGCACCAAAATATACTGGTATTCTATAAAGGGAATCCAAAGAACATTAAACAATCATTTAAAAAAATAGAGTATGCAAGCGAAGATGTGGAATCATTCAGCGTGGATTTCGGAAACGAATCCTGTGAAAATTAGAAAGATGTTTGATGCCTTATTGGTGGATAGTAAATTCAATGTACTAAGTGTGTTGGATAAACATTTTCAACCACAAGGATATACAGCACTATGGTTATTGAGTGAGAGCCATTTTGCAATTCATACTTTCCCCGAGAATAATAAAACATACATTGAATTGTCAAGTTGTAATTTAGAGTATTATCATCTAAATATTTAGCATCAATGCTTGGTTTAATTACTTCTTCCGTGATTAATTCATGAATTTCTTCTTGTGATATCTCTTTATCATGCTGAGTTGATACGACAATAGCTTCGATTCTTTTAGGTTGGTTATCTTCGTATTCTACTGCTACGGTTCAAAATGATATTAAAACCTTATTAGTGGAGTGGAGAGAGAGCAGGATCAATGATATGGATTTAGCCTTGCAATTAGAGTTGGAGCGAATCGACGACACGGTTAAGGAGTTATGGGAGCAGTGGGAAAAGTCCAAAAGGGATTATACCAAAACTTCAAACAGGAGAAGAGGCGCACCTGTTTGTGATGTAAAAACAGGTGCAACCTCTATGAAGACTATCCAAAAGGAAGAGATCGAAACAGAAGTCATTATGCAAGGCGATGTATCATACATATCAGAAATACGTCATCAGCTTGCAGAACGCAGAAAGCTGTTAGGATTGTATGCACCTGAAAAGAAAAGTATTTCAAGTGATGTGAGCTTTGCAGCATTTTTAATTGAAAGTGGGGTGTTAGATGAGGACGAATAAAGAGATGTTACGTAATAAGGGACTTGAATTAATGAATTTGTGGCGTAAGGATTGGAATCTGTTCGTTCGTGATGCATTAGGTGTCACCCTTGATAAGGAGCAACAAGAGATACTTACAAGTGTTCAATTCAACCCTCTCACCTCAGTAGCATCAGGCACAGCAAGGGGTAAGGACTTTGTAGCTGCTTGTGCTGCTATGTGCTTCATGTACCTAACTCCTCGATGGAATGCAAAGAGAGAGCTTGTAGCCAATACCAAGGTAGCATTAACAGCTCCAACAGATAGACAGGTGAAGAATATTATGATGCCTGAAATTTCACGACTTTATAACAGGGCAAAGGCAAGGGGGATCGTTCTACCTGGTAGACTAAACGCCTATGATATTAGGACTGATAATGATGAATGGTTCTTGACTGGATTTAAAGCTGATGAACATAACCACGAGGCATGGTCGGGCTTTCACGCCGTAAATACGATGTTTGTCATTACGGAGGCTTCTGGTATAAGCGATGATACATTTGGTGCTATTGAGGGTAATCTACAAGGGAACTCGCGAGCATTAATTGTGTTCAATCCTAACACGACTATCGGATATGCTGCAAAAAGTCAAAAGGGAGATAGATGGGCTAAATTTAGATTAAACAGTTTAACTGCTCCAAATGTCATTGAGCGCAAAATTGTTATACCAGGGCAGGTGGATTATGATTGGGTAAAGGATAAGTTAGAAGAATGGTGTACAAAGATAACTGACAAAAAAGAGATAAAAGAAGAGTTAGACGATTTCGAGTTTGAGGGGCAGTGGTACCGTCCTGAAGATCTGTTTCGCAAAAAGGTTCTTGGCAAATTTCCTAAAGTTTCAGAGGATGTTCTTATTCCTCAACAATGGATAGAAGCAGCACAAGAGCGTTGGAAGCGATATAAAGGAGAACATTCGGGTGTACGTCGTTTAGGTGTTGATGTGGCGGGAATGGGGCGTGATAGCTCTGTTTATTGTGATCGACAAGGCAATTACGTTCATCGCTTTAAAAAGCACAATTCAGGGGGAGAAGCGGACCACATGAAAGTGGCGGGTGATATAGCTGTGTTCATAAAGAAGTACCCTGATGCTATTGCAAGTATTGATACGATTGGAGAGGGCGCAGGGGTTTACTCCCGCCTTAAAGAGCTGGGATATTCGAAGCAGTCTATCAGTTGCAAATACAGTGAAGCTGCAAAATCAAAAGACAGAGCCCTTAAAGATTATACAGATATTTATGAGTTTGCCAATATGCGTGCATACCTGTTTTGGAGTATTCGTGATTGGCTAAACCCAAAAAACAATACAGGTGCTATGTTGCCTCTAGGCGGAACGTTCACGGAAGAAGCAAGCGAAATACGCTGGTGGTTTCGTTCAGATGGTAAAATCATTATTGAACCCAAAGAAGATATCAAAAAGCGTTTAGGGTATAGTATAGACGAATTTGATGCTCTCGCGAATACATTCTACCCTATCATTATTCGCAAACCAATAAACAAAAGTAAAATTCAATCTAAAGTATATTAATCATGGATATAAAAATATTATTACAAGGGAGTCCAGAAGATGTTGTTAAAAGACTTAAAACAAAGAGTGTTACTATTCCTGCGTGGGATAAACTCGAAAAGGAATACAACCCTAAAAAGCACCCTATAACGAGCAATTCGGAGTACCCAGACGGAACAAATGAAGATGGTACAGTTGATAAGGTTGCGCGCATAACTCAAAATATGCAAAAGTCAGCAGTTAAAAAAACGACTCAAATGTGTGTCGGCATTCCTGTTAAAAGGGTTTATAGTCCTGAAAATGATAAGCAAAAGGAAGTCGCTAAGGTGATTGAGCGTATAATGAAACGCAATCGTATTGATGACGTTAATATAAATCGTTGCCACATGCTATTTGCTGCGTGTGAGGTCTTCACTCTATGGTATTCCGTTGAGGAGGAAAAGGAGCACATGCTGTATAAGACAAAGAATCCAACCAAGATAAAAATTAAATGTAAAAGTTACTCTCCCATAAGTGGAGATAGTTTATACCCACTTATGGATGAATATGGCGATATGTTGGCTATGAGCTTTGGTAGCAAGAAAAAGGAAGGAGAGGCGGATATCGAATATCTTGATGCATATACTTGCGATACCCATGTTCGTTATAAAAATAGTGGCGATGGTTGGATACTTGATGGCGCACAAGAAAAAATATCAATACAGAAAATACCAGGAGTTTATTTTTATCGAAGTGAGCCTGTATGGGAAGACACAAGTTGTATATGCTATGAGATAGAGGGTATGTTAAGTAGAAATGCCAAATATCTACGTAAAAATCTAAAGCCTGTTTTTGGCATTTTTGCAGACGAAGAAGTTGAAGAAACGAATGATGCAGATGAAAAAAGTAATGATCATGATCCATTGTCTGTAATTACCTTCCCAAAAGGTTCTAATGCGAAGTATATCACATGGGAGCAGGCAATAGAGGGGTTGAAGTTCCATATTCAGGAATTAAGACAATCGTTCTTTTCTCAACTGCAATTACCCGACACTTCATTTGATAGTATGAAAACAACGCCTATGAGCGGTGAGGCACGTCAGATGATGTTTATAGATTCTCTATTGAAAGCAACAGAGGAACGGGGGCAGCTACTGGCTGGATTCGACAGAGAAATTAATGTTGTGAAAGCGTTTGTTAAGGTTATTATGCCTGGTTATGAAGATGATATTGAAGCGCTTGACGTTG